TTTATCGCCATGGTTTAGGCTCCTTATAAATATTCAACAAGTATACCTAGCCACTGCTGGGCTGGGCAAATTTTCAGGCATAAAGCCTCGAATTCGTCCCGGCGGCGTGGGTCTACTTGCGCTATGTCGTTAATGCTCTGTGCACCGATATAAAGAAAATACGGCCACTTGGACATATCAATCGGTACGATGTAGTTCTGGTATTCTGTTCTAAATCCTTGATAGTTACCACATTCTGCCAAAGACTCCCCGCATTGTGCCAAGGCTTCGCCGCAGAGCGGCTGTACGTCAGGTACGGTTTTAAGGATTCGATTTACTAGGGGGTACCCTACCGGTTCTAAGTTATTACCGCATTGCGCCTCTACCTCCCCGCATTGTGCCAAGGCTTCGCCGCAATGGGTATACGGGCCGGGGGTTACCTGGGTAAATTCTCGGCGGAGTAAAAGCAGGGGGTTTACTGGCGTAACGCATTGTTTGACCCCCGGCGCGGGTTCCGTCCCGGGCGTCCACCACTCATGCACGTAAACATCGAAACCGTTCGCTCGTAATGTATCCTGGATATACTTAGGAGACTGCCCTCCTAATGCTTTCCATGCCGCCGCTAACCTGTCCCGCCGCTGCTGTTCTGTTAGCCCTGTAGAGGGTAGCCCGAATTGCGTCTCCCAGTTAGAAAGCTCCCGCGTATCCTGCGGGAAGACGTCGAGCCAGATTTCGTCCATATATATTTTAATGGATTGCCCGACGTTAGATAGCCCCGCGAAAAATTGGCGGAGCTTTTTATCTACGGTAAGGCGCCACGCTCGCGCCCTCGGTAGCAGGTGTTTAAATATACGTAAAAAAATCATACGTAAGTTACCGAGTTTAATTTCGCTTTTTCTCCGAGCCCGAGGGTATACGCTGTAACCGATACCCCCGCCACACTAACCAGCGCCGCCCCAAATATCCCGCCGTTAGCCGTAACGATATCTTCTACGACGCCGCCAACTGCAGACGAGGTTATCCGGTCCTTTCGCGGTGGCGTGGAAAGCCCGACGATATAAGGCTCCCTATTCTTAAAATAGTCTGTTAATGCTGCCTCTATCTGGTCGCGTACTGCGGCGAGGTCCGCAACCGTAAGGGCAGTAACGCGAACGTCGAATCCGGTACGAGTGATAGGGAAAGCATTAACCAGGGCATTAGCGGGCCGTCTCGTTGCTAGCCCGGACTGGTCCAGCTCGATAGAATCTAAAACCTCCTGTAGCTGCGCGGTAGTAGGTATACCGTCCGGGCTCCCGCTGCTGGCCTCTGTGGCCTCGACGTATACGTCTACCTGGCCGGGGCAATCGCTCGTATACGGGTATACGTTTAAAATCCCGGCGGGTTCTTCGCCCCATTGCTCATAATCAGCATACGCGCCGCCCTGGGGGCGTTTCTGGAATCTGTCTATAATACGCTGGCGATACGCCTCGGTAGCCTCCCCATCTGCACCTGTAATAGTCTGGGAGACCACGAGGGCGTTACGCGATACGTTAGCGAGCGGGTTAGCGAAGGATACCGTAGCGCCTGGGTCCAGATTACCGATAGCGCCGGCGCCCCCGCCGCCCGCCTGGTCTGATACTGCGCGTATCGTAGCCTGGACGGTAGCCGCATTAAGAAGTACAGAGCCTATCGTAATATATGTAACGCCGTTATCGCTGTTAACTAACTGGGACCCAGAAGGTAAGCTCCCCGATTGAGTCTCGACGGTGATATCGATAAGTAGCTCCGCGTTAGTGGCGGGCGCCGGGTCCCCTACGCCAATTAGGCGCCCCCACTCGATAAGCGGGGATAAGATACGGCCGTTAACCGTGGTCTCTGAGATTGTGGCCGTCCGTACAAATATCTGCAGGAACATAAAGCCGCCGTACTTATACAAAAGCACGAAAACGCCGGCCAGCGCCCGCGCTAATACTCGTAAGAACGCTTTTGGTAGTAGTGGTATACTCTGATTAAGCGACGCTTCGAGCTGGGCGATAATATTATCGCTTATCTCCTTCGTCGTTGGGGTCGTTAAGCTCATGCGCTAGCCTTCCAGTTCTCTACGAATTCGAAACGCGACTCTATGCCGTCGGCCTCGATATCCACGGTTAATTTAATGCGATTAACCCCCGGTATGCTCGCCGATACCGTTACGGAGGACGCTACGCGCTCGGCTATAAACCAGGCTAAATCCCTGCCCGCCGCGTCTTCTATCCGCCGCAGATTGCCGCTAGTGGCTGGTATAGCTTTTAAAAGGTACTGGGTTTCGCTCTTATATTGTCTGGCGGGGTCCACTTCTTCGATATTCCCCCACCAGGTTTTAGGGTTATCCGCGAGGCCGTCGTCGTCTTCATTTCCGCCGAATAACGAAAGATAGGCGGCGGTTTCGAGTCCGCCCCCCATTTCGACGATACCGTCTCGGACGTTAATTTCGCCCTCGTTATCGGTCTGGAATAATGTAACGTCGCCTTGCTGGTTCTGCATTATACGTTAGGTCCTGTATTTCCCGGAGGTGTCCCGGCTAGGTGTACGTGCCCCGCCAGTTCCTTACCTGCCGCCGTTACCGACGTACTGCCGGCCACGTTGGGGGCCGTAATAGTCGCCGGGCTGGTTATATTTCCGCTAGTATCTATTGTAACGCCATTTACTAAAAAGTCACCTCCGGCCTGTAGCTCGAACGAGCCGGACCCATTCGCGCCAGCGATAGAGCCGTCCGCCGCGCAGTCGAAAGTAGACTCGGGAGTCGTTACTATGCTCCCGCCATCCGGCCGCAATTTAACGGACCCGTTAGCATTTATAACCAGCGCTTCGCCGTCATTCTTAAGCCATATTTCGACCACGACGTCGCCCGTATCCGGGTCGCGGGCGTAGATACGCTTTTCGCCTGCCTGCGCTTTCGATTCGTTCTTCGGGTCAAGATATCCGACGGCTGTTTCGCGGCCAGTACCCGAGGCCTGCGTCGTTGTTACGTAGTCGCCCGGTAGCGGGTGCGCGTCTTCTCCGGCGGGTGCGAAATGCTCTGCCGTTATATTAGGGCCGCCGCCCGGGTCGGCCTTAACGTCCGACACTTTAGCGCCGCGCCTTTCTGCGCGCACAAAGGATAGTATTTTCGCTAATCGCCCCATGGCAAAGCCTCCGGGATTACTCCATTAAACGAGCCTGGGATTACCAGGTCCAGGGTAGCCGTAGCGGCTGCGCTTTCCCGCTCGAATTGGACCGAACGGATAACGAATTCGTACTCGTCGTAGACCATAGCGTCGGGCGCGGTTAACTTAATCGTGGTATTAGGCGCCCATAACTTACCGGACGGGTCGCGCCAGGTAGCTACGCGGATAGAGTAGGCGACCATATTACCAAACATACGGCCCGCTTTCGCTTCTACTGCGGCCTTAACGTCCGCCCCTTCGGTATCCGGTGCATTAAATGTTATAGGTCGGGTAACGCCCTGCAGGCGCGGATTTTTAACGGTATACTGCGAGCCCTCTAAGCCCACGGTTACGGGCTCGATACCGGTAATATGGCTATAGTATTCCTGGGGTGAGAAAAAAGGCGTTACGGATAATACCGGCGCTACGCCTTGCTGCAGTTTAGCGACCGACTTACCCGCGTCCTTTGACTGCCAGAAAAGCAGCTTACCGCGCTCGGTACTGGATATTATTAAATTACGCTGCTTTGCAAGCTCGGCCAGGAATGCGAGGGCCTTTTTACCGGGCTCGCAAGCTACCCGCTCGAATACGGCGCCGGGCTCGCCCTGAAAGTCTACCGAAAGCCCGAAGGGTTCGGCGACTGCGCTAGCGATATCCTTAAGGGTCTGGCCGTTAAATTCTAATGGGAACGACGACGCCGGCGGCGTACAGTCGTTAAGTACCCCAGGTAGCGAATAGCCGCTTACGGCTACGGTACGCTGCCCGTTATCGATAGTCGGGGATACTGCTACCATAGTCCCGGTAAAAAGGGGCTCGCCCCCGACGGTTATCGCTACTGGCTTAAATGAGAATGGCCGGAAAGTATCGCGGAAACCTGGCGCCGTATGGTCGAAAGGCGCCCCAAATTCTACCGTATCCATACTATCGATAGTCCGAGTAATACGGACCTTATCCCAAAAACGAAAGCGGCGCCCGTCGATAAGGACCGCGACCTCGTCTTCCTGGTTAGCTGGTAACTGGCTCGGGAGGTTTTCCGGCGCATCCGGTAAGGCTGGGATAGTTATAACCGTCCCGGCCGTTAATGGTTCATTTACGCCAGGATTAGCCCTGGATATCCGGCCGGCTTCTTTTTCCGTTCCGTATTTCTTACGGGCTATACTTTCGAAGGTATCTCCCGCTATTACGTTATACGTAGTAGACAATTTCGCGCCCCTTCGGTAGTTCCAGAATCTCGGAGCCTGTTAAGCTATTCGAGTTAATTAAAAAATCGAGCTGGTCGTCTACCGACCCGTATAGCTCGGCGGCTAGGTCGATAATAGTACGCGCTCGGTCCAGGACGATACGGCGCTCCTGTTTCAAGGTAAACGATATTTCGACCAGGAAGCCGGCCGTAAGTGCTACCGCCTCCTGCAGCTTTTGGTACGCCTCGCCCGTATCAACTTCCGCCAGCGATTCGAAGTTATTATCGCGCCAGTCGGTAACGCTTTGGAATTGTTCGAGGACCGCGTCTGCAGCTTCGAGGGCGTCCGTTTTAGTAGCGAAGCGATTATTAACCACGGAAACCACGGAGCCGGTTACGTACGAGCTGGCGTAAAGGTCGTTAGCGTGGAATTGGTTAGACTCGCGCGAGTCGTTGCCGGGCTCTAATACTGCGTTCGGGCCTGTAATTAACGAGGCAGCCAGATTGCTATAGGCGTCTAATCTCGCCCCTATACTGGTTAACGCCCTGGCTGGTGCCTGGATTAACTGCGTAGTCTGGAAAGCCAGCGTAAGGGGCTCGGCGACCAGGATATCGATACCCTGGTTAATCGAGTCTACTATCGCGTTAAATTGCTGGCGTACGTTATCCCGGGCGTCCGCTACTGACTGTAGCCCAGACTGCGCGGAATCTAATAAGGCCTGGTAATCGCCCTTAAAAGTCGCAGTTTCTACGGCCGTACCTAAGCTGGTAACGTCCTGGAATTGCTGCGAGGCCGCCGCGTTATACTCGTCGACTGCAGATAATACCGCGCTCGCCGGGTCCGATTGGGCCGACGGATAAATTAACCCTATGGTCTCCCAGAAAGTAACCTCTACGATAGCCTGGTTAGCGGCGGTTTTAAGGTCGTCGCGTCGTTTTATTGAGCCAAACGGGACGACGTCCACGGTACCGTAAATAGGGTGTTCTAGGCGCCCGGTACCGCGTTCCAATAATGCAAGCTCGAAACCGTCCGCCTCTTGGTCGTAATTGTCGCCCCAAAAAATAACCCGGAGCGGATAGCGTCGGCCGGAGTGCCCGAGGTCCTGGACGTAGGTACCGTCGGCGTCCGGAAACTCGAAACCCGTCGTTTTCTTTTCTACCGAGCGGCTTACGTCTTCGTATCCGAATACCGTACGCGCCCCACTCGGCGACGTATAGGCCGCCTCGCGTATTCTGTCATTCCACGCCATTAGAAGGCCCCCGAATTAGCAAGCGCCAGCCCTGGGCCTAATTGGCCCCCTGTAACCTCGGCCCGTCCGGTCTCGTCGCGGATAGTAACCTCGGCGGTGCTGGTGGTGCGCTGTTCTTCAATACTACGCGCTACGCGGTCCTGCGGGCTTACAATCTGCGGGCCGGTCGCGCCTCTGTTCGTTTCTTCCTCGTCGCTTCCTCCGAATCCGAAGAACTCCGCGACGCCTTTACCTAAGCTCGATATAGTATCGACAATAGCCAGGGCCTTACCCTTAACCATATCCACGATACCGGTAATTTTATCGAGTGCCCCGTTAAAGATATTAACGACGCCGCCCCATAGGTCGCCGAAGAAACCCTTAATAGGCTCCCAGTTATCCATAATCAGCGACGCGGCGCCTATGAGCCAGCCGATAGGGCCGGTAAGCACTGCAATAGCTGCCTTAACCGGACCA